CACGTTCAAGACGTTGAGACTCTTCAAACAGACGCTTCTCAGTCTTTTTGTTTTTGCGACGATCTTGTGCGGCCTGTGTATCACGTTTTGGCATAATCTATCCTAACACTTCCAGCGTCTTCTAGCCTGTCTTAGACGGCTATTAGGGTCTTTTGCTGCTTTGGGAAATTGTTTCATCTGTCCAGCAGAACGAGCGCAGAACGACTTGCGCCGCTTGGCATCTTTACTGCCTTTTTTGACCTTACCCGTGACAGCGGTTTTTAACTTAGAACCGGGATTTTTACGTCTATACGCAGCAACACCCGCCTTTGTCATTCCCGCCCCAGACTTAGTAGAGCGGAAATTCTTTTTGTTACGCTTCGGCATCTCACCCTTTGAAGCCATAACGATTTACTCTATGAGCAGGGTCATTACATTGTCAGTGCCTGTAAAAGCAGAGACAAAACAACCATTATCAGCAAGTATACCGTCATTAGGGATATATACGTCATTCCAGCCCACAGGCAGGGTTAACTGAAGTATAATCTCACCCGTAGCACTACCACTACGTATGGTAAAAGCCGCAGCCGCAGCAGCGTTAACTAAAACGCCCTGCAACCTGCCCCGTGATGGGCCTACAAGAGCAGCAGTATCGCTTGCCGCAAAATTGTAAGCTCTAACCTCTTGACCAGCCATTTAGCTACTCCTTTAAGGTCGTATTACAGTGTTAAACGCTTGTGCATACATTACTGTAATGCGGACAGAACCTGCGTTAGTAGCAGCAGAAGATGTTACAGTCAAACGAATGTCTGATGCACCAGTGTTACCCCATTCTAAGGTTCCACCACCGCCAGCACCCAGTGCTTTGACGCCCACCGTAGTTCCTGACGCAACCGTATTGATAATAGTGTTTGCATTACCGCCAACTTCACCAACGCTAATGTTGGTAGTAGCATTAGCCGCAGCTACAAGATCAATGATACAGTTAACGATCTTAGAGTTTGCTGGTATTACGATATCCGTTACAACCGCTGCAAGAGCGCCACCTGCAAGACTCTGTACTGTGTCTTGACACATTACAACGTAACCTACGTTAGCAATGTCAGTGCCTACAGTTGTGCCTGTAGTATTCTTAATATTACCTGCCCGGATTGGACCTGAAAAAGTTGTGTTAGCCATGATAATCTCCTGTCGTGGCAAATGTCAGTTACACACTGTAACTGTCAGGGATGAGTTAGTAATACAGCACCTTTGAACAAAAAGAAAGGGGCAACCGAAGTCACCCCTCTCAAACTGTCGCCAGTGCCTAAATTAGGCTCCGGGAGAACCGTAGATACCCAACGGATCAGAGACACCAAACGAATAACGCTCACGCGCTTTGTAGCGCACGTTACCTGTATCGAAGTCACCATCCATAGATGTTGTCATCGCGGTACGCTCAAAATGCTTCATGCCATTCGGAATATCAGTAGTGATAAAGAACGCATCTGCATCAGTCAGATAATGGTTAACCGTATAACCGCCCGGAATAGAACCGTTTGAGTTAAGTGCGTTAATGTCATTATCGGCTGTACCCACACGATTTACAGTTTCCAGCAAGCGTGTTGCCACAAACATAAGACCTGTAGGGATAATGAGCTTACGTGGGCGCGCAGCGATAAGAAGACCACGTTCATCAACGTAGGCTGCAATATCAATTACTGCTTGCTCAAGCGAGGTTTCATTCAGGTCAGCAGCTACCGCAGGACGGTTGCCGTTTGTAGCACCCGATACTGTGGGGTGTGCGGTGTTGAACAGCGTGACGCCATCACCTGAGTTAAAGGTGGCGAAGCCTGTGTTCAGCAAATCCGCTGCCTTAACCTGCTTGGTATAAGCCATAGCGCGAGCTAGTGCTTTGGTATAGCGGGTGGACAGTGAATCATACAGGTTATCTTCCATCGCTTCTTCAGTGATAGAGAAACCCATAGCCACAGTTTCATGGTTGTAACGAGCAGTAAATGATTCCTGCGCGTTATCATACGAGATAGCAGCACCTTCGTTTTTGACGGGTGCAGCGCCAAAACCTGAAAGTTTTACTTCCTCTTCAAAACTACGCTCCGAAGTCTCGGTTTCGTAGATGGCTTCATGTTCGTTTTCGTACTTGTTGTACTCTAAACCAAACAGGGCGTTAAGGCCCGGAAGAAGCTCTTTTAGCGCCTGTGCGCGAGAAATAGCCATTGATTATCTCCTTACAGGCCAAGACCAGCGGTGTACGCATGTGACGAAGGATTGAACTTAACAATCACATCGGTAAATGCGTCACCCACGGTTGATCCGGGTGCGTTAACGAAATCTACGAGCTTAAAAGCAACCGTAGCGGTGGTAGCAGCGGTAGCCACATCCAGAGAGATTCTGGAATTGCCGTTGGCTGTATCCGGGGCGGTCTGATTAACAGCAAAGTTGCTGTGCATCAGGGTTTGCGCTACGGCAGCATCAGCTTGAATTTGGAACAACGCGTTAGGGTCATCACAAATATAAGCCTGAGCATCAGCAGCAACTTGACCTGCAGGCCACTGATTATTCTGGGTAAACCCGCGAACAGTATCAGTGTACGAACAGCCAAGGAAGATGCCAACAGTCCCAGCAGGGAACGGATCGCCGTTTGTTCCAACGTCAGTGACCTTTGTGATGGTGCCATTTGCGGCTACCTGCACAATGTCGCCGTTGGCGATAGCGGTGTTGAACCCAGAAGTAATCGGTAACTGACGAGTTGATCCTGCAAAGGAACGACCCCCAATAGCGTTAATCGGGCGCAAACCGTATGGAGTAGATGTAAGAGCCATTTAAGTCTCTCCTCTATTACGATTTTATTTACAGCAAGCGCCAGAAGGCTACTTACCAAATGAGGTACGAGTAGACCGTTCAGAAGGCATTACGGGCATACGGGGGTCGGATTCCCGCATGAAATTCCTATCTACGGCGTCGGACTGATGTTGTGCAGTCTCCAACTGACCGTACTCTCGGTCTTCTTGCAATTCTTTAGGTATTGCACAAAGCAATAACCCGCCGACTTCAATATTGTCCTTAAAGCGCGAGTCAATATCGGACATGATCTGCAATTCAGGGTAGTCTACTGCTTTTACAGCTACATACCCATCTCGGAACCTTTGCGAAACGTTGGTCATGTCACCTGTACCCAAGGTAGCTGTGCGAATCCAGCGAAACGCAAGTCCGTCACGCGGTTCGGGGGTAGGTAACATAGAGGATCGTTTCCACGGTTTTCTGCGTTCACCTGTTTCACGGGTGTTCAAAGAGCGGGGTTTGCGATCAGCCATTGTTCAGTTCCTTCAGTTTTTGCGCCGCGTAGTCTTTTAATGATACTCCAAGTCGCTTGGCGATAGCGGCCTCAGAGGAGGTCAGTTTAACCGTGTTGCGTGATGTAGCAGTATTTCTACCACTCGGGGCCACCACGGAGCCAGCCTGACGTTGCGGTTTTCTGTCCTCTTCAACATCGTCAAACCTATCTGGGTAACGTTGCCTCATAGCAACATCAATTCGACTATAGTATGTATCGGAAGAAGAATCAACTCCTTCTTCTACTAGCTCCTGATGCACAAGCATAGCATATCGCTCCATAGCCTTATCCTCAGTAAACCAAGGATTACGGGATACCCATTCTTGCGCCTTTTTATCAGGTTCAGGTGCACGAGGTCTAGGCGCAGGAGCAGGTTGTTCAGGCGCTTCGGCAGAACGAGGCTTCCAGTTTTCAATGCGATCAGCTTCGGTCTGTAATTTGACCATAGCTGACTGCGCTTCAATAACCGCGTCAGAATCACCCGCATCATACGCCTGTTTATAAGCTGCCTTTGCCTGCGAAAGCTCAGACTCATTACGTGCTTTTGCCTGTGTAATGAGAACTCCCTCACCCTCAGACAAGTTTTTGCGTAGGTTGTCAGCCTCACTTTTAGCACTTTGCGCGTACTGTATAGCCGCTTCGCGTTCACGTTCTGCTTCTTCTTTGCGTCTACGCTCTTCGTGAAACTCAAACTTTAGTTTTTTAATCCGTTTTTGTACGGACTCACTATGTTTTTCAAGGTCATCATCTTCAGGGATATCAGCTTCTTCGCCTTTGGCTCGGCGTGGTCGGCCTTTATCCTCTTCAGGAGTATCGTCTTCAACCTCTACAACAATGTCTTCAGACGAATCCATATTGACTTCTACGGTGCCCGTATCTTCTACGGCTTGCTCTGCGCCACTCATGCTCTACTATACCCCCGTGGGTCTTCTACCACTGCTTCTACAGTGTCATCGTTGATAATACGAAACTCTTTACCCATCACTTTAAATCTAGTGCCTGAGTAAGAACGGAAGATTACAAAATCTCCCTCCTCACAGTAAGGTCCACTGGGGAACCGTTCTTTATCTGTGTAAGCCTCGGGTCCGGTTTTTATAACAAACCCAATGATAGATGCTGTCTCCTCCATAGATTTAAGAGCATCGGGCATAATAACACCGCCTTCTGTCTTTCCGTCTAATTCTGGGACTGCAATTAAGACTTTAAAGCCTTTGGGTTCGGGAAGTTTAGCTTGCAGTTCGCTATCTTCTACTTTGTTGGCCGCGTACATTTTAGTCTCCTAGCAGTGATTGAAGGCTCACAGCGCCCTAGCGTGGATCATCCACGTATTTTTTCCATACAACTAAAAGTTCTATGTATCAATATATCGTTGTTCAACTTCTTTAATTTCTGTAGCTATGTTGCCCAACGCCTCGTACTCACCTACAAACTTCCAGTATTCCCTGTCATTTGTAGCGCCACCACCTGCTAGATGATGACGTATTGCGCTACGTTGCTCCTCTATACGGTTCAACACCGTTAGGAATATGCTCTGCTCCACGTATTAGTCCCTATCGTTTATGTCTCTAGCTGCTTCCATCGCTAGTTTAATAGCTGTGGTATCTTCTTCTGTTTGCAACTCGGCTACTTTTAGCTGTATGTTAGCCGCTGCTTTGGTGTTTTCGGCCTCTAAACGGTCTTCCTGAACCCCAATATTGGCTCGTTTAGTCTCCATATCAAGCTGCAGCTTTGCCTGATCCATCTTCATCATGTGCTGAAGCTCTTGCTCTTTGATAGCCATCTCACGCTGCTGTAGCTGTGTCAGAGGGTCTGCCTGTTGTTTGGCGTTCTCCTCTGCGGCTACCTCGGCTTGATCCTTCTTGAGTAGCTGTCCTGCCGCCTGTGCGACCACCTTAGACAGTTCAAGCTCTACAGACTCGGGTAGTGGCTCATCCTGATTAGGTAGCTCTGTGCCTAGCTGTGCTTCGATCTCTTTGCGATACTGTAATGCTATGTGTTCTGTGACATGAGCCTGCATAGCGGCTTGTATGGCCCCTGCAAACGGCGACTGCCCCACAATCTGCTGTATCTTGGGGTCTTGTAGTGCCGCCATGTGAGTCATAATATGTGCTTCGTGATCCTGATACGAGAACGCTTTTACAGGCTCTTGCTTCATTATCGACATATTCTCAGACACAGGATCAGCAGGTTTGATATCATCAGGCAGTTTTATAATATCTTCTGCGTCTGGAATACCCAGAACCTCAAGCATTTGACGGTGTAGTTTACCTAAATCATACAACTGTGGTGCTTGTTGCGACATTTGTAAGGCTGCTTGGTACTGCATAATGCGTTGCGCCATAGTAGCAGCGTTAGGATCAGACACGGGTACTACGTCTACGCGTCCGTCAAAGTCTGCAGCGCGGTCCGCAGGCTCATCCATCTCATATGCGTACTCAGAGGGCATATAGTCATGCACAATACGGGCCAGAATACGTAGTTCTTCCTTCATAGCCGCGTGTAGGCGCGCTTGTACGCCCGACATAACCTTCATAGACCGTTCCATAAGCGCCAGTGTGGTGCCCACAGGAGCCTGTGCGTTCATATCACCTACCTGCATGTCCCCTACAGAGCCAATGCGCCGTCCTTCCTCAACCACGTTGTTTAGGAGGGTATACAGCACCTGTGACGGCTCTTTATACGGTAGGAAGGTAATAGAATCCTTGATCGCTCCACCCGGAACGTCAACATCCCTAAATTCTCCGGGCATCAGGGGTGTATTGTCCCCTTTTATCCGCATACCACGCGATTTTAGACCCGCTGGTAAGTTAGATAGCGTCCCAGCGTCGATAAGCTGCCGCATAATGGACGTGGCGGACTTTGCCAGCCCACCTATGGTGTGGATCAAGCCTGTCCCATAAAATCCCATCCCCGGCAGGTATGGATAATGTACAAAATGGCTGCGTTTCCGCCTTTTTTTATCCTCTTCGTACCAATTTCTGCGTATTGCTAGAATTATACGCGAAGATTTGTCCATAGTAATTACAAATGGGAGCGCCAGACCGTCAGGATCATCAAATGGCTCGGGTAGTATGATATCTACGTGCATTTCTAACAACGTGTGGCGTGGGTCATCGCTGTAAACAGGCTCTGTCCCGTCCATTTCGTTGTATTTTTCTTCAATGTCCGTAATATCACGCGTTGGTTCCGGTAATTCTACGTCTGCGTAGAACCCATTTACCTGCAACGCACGAATTTCTTCGTAAGTTTTCTTCATAACGTGTGTGTAGCGCGGACAAGTACGCAAATTAGACGCGCCATAGGACGCTACAAAGTCTTCCGCAGGTACGAACACAGACACAGGGCGTTCTAAGATCGGATCGTAGTAAATTTTCTTAAATGCAGAGCCAGCCAACGGAAGTTTGAACAGCATCTGCTCCATTTCGTTCCGATAGTCGGGCATTTCTTCCGTTATAAGGTAATTAAGTTCTGTTTCTACACGTTGAGATTGTTTAAATTTCTCAGGTGTCATCTTACCAACGATTTTTGACTTAACAGGACCGGATGCAGGCATAAGTTCACTCATAGCCTGCGCTTGGAACCGTACTACAGCCTCGGTGAGCATAGGATGGTACACCCCAGAAGCCCCCTGCCAAGGCTGTGAACGGTCCTCAATCTTCATACCCAGTAAATCTAAGCCGTTTATGTATGATGTAGCCCATTCTTTACGTGACGCGCGGTCATTATCAAAGTCTTCAACTAGCTCAGACGCCATGCTCTCCAACATCGCGTCCTCAATACCTTCGGCTAGGTTCGCGTTGTGATCTGCCATAGCTGCATCAAGGTCATCATCAAGGCCGGGACTTCCGAAGTTTATAACTACAGACCCATCATCCATCTCGACTTCAACTGCGCTATCAGCGTCGGCCATAACTTCTACTTCCAAGTCTGGACCTTCGCCTAATAACTCAACCTCATTGGGAGTCATCATCTTTTCAATCGCCATGTCGGGCCTCGCTACGGTGTTTCTTTTGTAATTCTAACAAATAAATATGTCTTTGTCGATGTGAGGGTGCCCTATAGGTTGGGAGGAAACCCAGAACACCCCCACGGGACGCGGCCAGCGTCCTATAGGCGTGATACCAAAACCTACATGATAAAGCTAGCACGTTAATAATAGTCCGCTCTTTGGGGTATATCAGGCTCGTCATCCCACACATCAGTGGGTAGTCGTATGAACCCACCCTGTCTGAAACGCAACAGGGCCATGACTGTAGAGTCAACTTGGTCATCGTTAGACATAAACGGAAACCCAGCTATTTCTTCTACTAACTCTTCTGCCCATCGTTTAGCGGGAACCCAACACAGCTCTGACCGTATTATGTCAGCCACAGAGTTAAGACGTGCCATCTTATCGCCCGACCCACGGTGAGGTGTGTACTCCTGCACAGGCAAGTCCATACGTCTCATCTCTTGATACAGGGCTGACCCCGATGACTTCTTTTCCACGATGAACGCGTCTGGCTCCCAATCATGGTATTCCCGTACAGCTAGCTCCTTTAGCTCTGGGAACTCCATACGTTCTTTTATAGCGTTCAGCAGGATGAGGTTGTGCATCTCCTCTTCTTCGTTGAAGAACACCCCCCACGTTGTCAGCGATGTATAGTCAGCGCGGTTGTGTTTCTCGGCTGCAGCATCAAGCGACATTATGATATACTCACAGTCAGGCGGATCATCGTCTGCCCATATGCGCCACCACTCACGTTTGACGATGGACGCTTCTTCTGCGGTGGGTTGCTGCTGATACTGTGCGTTCCACTGAAACGTGGGCATAGATGACTTTGTGCGTAGCAGCGCCTCTAAGTCAAAGAACTCAGGCCACAGTGGTTTTTGTATGGGCTTACCGTCATCATCTTCGGAGTCTAGGATGGCGGGGAACTCTATAATCTCAAACTGATCTGACTTCTCGTTCTTGACCATATCAGCAGTCACACGACCTGTCAGGTCATCCATGTGCCAGCGCGTCTGTATGATAGCTACTCGACCACCCGGCATAAGACGAGTACGCGCACCAAAGGTATACCACTCGTATGCTCTCTCAAACACGGAGAAGTTGCCGTTGATAACATCTTGTTCTGAGTGGGGGTCGTCAATGAGCAGGAGGTCAGCGCCCCGACCAGCAAGAGCAGAACCAACGCCACACGCATAATACTCACCACCAAAATTCGTATTCCAACGCCCCGCAGACTTACTATCCACCGCCAACTTAACTGTAGGGAATATAGCTTTGTATTCATCTAAGGAGATAAGGTTACGTACCTTACGTCCGAAGTCCACAGCTAGGTCAGTGGTGTGCGACACCATCATAACCTTCTTATTAGGATTACGACCTAAGAACCACGCAGGGAAAAATATAGATACTAGCTGGGACTTGCCGTGACGTGGAGGTATGTTGACGCAGATACGGTCCTCGTCCCCCGCCTCAATAGCCATCAGCAGATCAGCAAGAATACGATGGTGACGCCCTACTATGTAGTCATCTTGCATCCGTTTACAGAACTCTATCAGGTCATCGTAGGCGGTCTTGTTGCGCTTACGTATACCTAACTCTTCTACTAGCTTGTCTATCTCGGCTATTTCTTCGTCTGAGAAGCTGTCCAAATTGTCCAGCATGTGCTGAACTTCATCCTCGGAGAAGCCCACATTATCCTTCATCGTCTAACCCTAGCTCGGCGTCTATGTCTATGGGCGTATTATCGACAGGTGTGGCGTCTATGATCTCGGCATCTTCTACATCATCGTCTGGCGTAACATCTACGAGTTTAGTTAACTTATCTCGCAGTCTATCTCTGATATCGTCTGTAGTCTGGTGAGTGACAGTTACTTCGGCTTTCTCGGCAAACAGCCCCACGTCTGAGACCTTACCTAATAGTTCTAGTGCGCGTATACGTATCCGTGCGTCTGGGTTCTCGGTCTCTTCGATTAGCTTGTTTGTGACTAGGTGCCTTATCTGGGTACTACTCTTAACGACTGAATGACCAAAATCTTTAAGGATTCGATCAGTTAAAAGCAACGTAGCAGGCGTCAGCGCCGCCGTTCTCTTCGGCGTGGCCTTCTTCGTAGTCATTATAGGGTCCGCAGCAAACGCGGTGGCTATCTTGGCAGCGTTGTCTTTATCCTCTGCCGTCACCTGTATATCCAACCCATGCGATGCAAGCAGCTTGGATGTTTCTGCAGCAGCAGATATTCTATCGGCCAACTTAATCTTTGTCGCTGAATCGGGCAGAGGGATACCTACCTCCGGTTCTACAGTTATGGTCACTTGTATAAGTCCTCTATAAACTTAGCCAACTTAGCATCTTCTATATGCTTTGTCTGCTCCCGTATAAGTTCTTGCTGTTTC